TCTTAAAGAAACTCAACTCATCATCATCCTCATCCCAAGGTGCTGAAGACTCTTGCTTAGCTGCTGGAATTGCAGGTGCAGCTGCTGCACGTTGTGGTGTCGGGAATGCTTCATCTTCATCGATAGCAGGTGCCATACGTTGAGCTGAATCACCAGCAACACCAAGAGCCTTTTCCAAACGCATCTTAAGTTCTTCATATGACTTAAAGTGCTTAGGATCAAGAAGTTCTTGAAGTGAATGTTCCTTAGACCAGATAGCCTTGATCTGTTCATCATCACCAGCAATAGGTGCAGGTGATTCAAACTCTGACTTATCGTAGTTACGATAACCTTCTACCTGACGAATCTTAAGCTTGAAGTTAGCACCGTCCCAGAAGTCAAATGGGTTGATTGCTTTCTCATCAGCAAATTGTGGATGCATTGCTTCATTAAGCTTATCAAAGATCTTCTTACCATACTTGAACAAGAATACCTTACCGTTGTTTTCAGGACGGGTAGGATCATTGACTACAAGAATGTTAGAGAAGTAAGAGAGACGACGCTTCTGCTTACGAACGAGATCTTTGTTAGATTCAATACCAGAGTTCCAGAGCTTTGTATTCATCTCTGAAACTGGATCAGGCTTATTGAATGTAGTTAGACTCTTCTCGATATACCAACCACCAGGACCTTGGAACCCATGGTCCCAAATGCGTACGAAAGGCATGTCTTCACCAGCTGGGGCGGGAAGAAAACGGATGATCGCATAACCGTTTCCGGCTTTGTCAACATCTGGCTTCCAGTAGCGGTCGTCGTTGGTATTGTCTTGGGGAACTGTAGAATTGAGCTTGTTGAGCTCGGATGTGAGTTTGTCAAAGTTAGACTTACGATTCTGTTTAAGTGCTTCGAAATTAATAGTCATAGTATTCTCCGTTGTGTTACGATATATTAATTGTATGAACGATGTGTAATGATATCAAGAGAATTTATTTCTCAGGATACCACAATATTTATCCTTGTCATACTCAAGGAAAGGATGTAGCTTTTTACAGTTCAAAGCTATTTGTGGCCATAAGACAGGGTCTGTAATTTCTTTATTCCATTTACTAAAGAAACGAACACAGTCTTGTATGATAATGAAGGTCTCTTTTGAGATCTTTTTGCGTGTGAGTAGAGTGAGAAGGTAGGGATAGTCACCAGGTGTTACCTCGAAGTTCTTGTCAAAGTCTTCTAACAGATTATCTATCTCACTCTGGAACATATATGTAAGAGTCTGTTTGCGTCTTAGAAACTCATTATACTTTAATTGCTGATCTAAACCAAACATATCACCAACCCAAAGTTTTTGATTCTCTGAAAGGTTAGCAACTAAAAACGTAAGAGGGTCTTCGTGCTTAGACAGCTTATAGAACATATATTTGTCTTTACGGGTTTCAAATGTATGTTCAGATGCCCTCACTTTACCATTATATTTAAAAAAGTCATATGACTCTGTTGTAAAGTGATTTTTGATAGCCGTGTAAAGCTTATATGCTTCAAAAGGACTCATATAGGAAGTCTACCAGAACGTCTCACTAGGTTTAAATTTTCTGCTTCTAATTGTATTTTAGCTTTTAACACTGCACTTTGTTTAATTAATGATGCAGCTGTTTCTACTTCTATATTATTTGATTCACAATAATGCATAACTGCATCAAAGTAAGAAATGCCTTTACCTGCTGCTAACTTGTCTATTTCTTTAACAAAGTCAGCAGAAGATTTTATATTACTAATTTTCATATGCAATGCCTGTTTATATTGAAAAGTGGAGGGATTCTGTTTCCAAGCTCCCTCCGGGCTCATATCAAGCAGCAAGTGCTAGATTAGGTGCAAAGTTATCGTTTGCATTTAGTTTTGTCGCATCAGTCTCAGGTCAGCCTTTACTACACCTGTCGATCCTAGTTCGCCCCCATCATAGATACATCATATCTCTCACCTTCATAGGAGTCTCGTAAGAGCCAGTCCCGATGTATCTATGGTGGAGGCGGCGGGTACTGCCCCCGCGTCCAGAATGTCTATTCTACTTCCGTCAACGACATCAGCTCTTTATTTATAGTATAGTTTAAAATATAAATCAACAAGTTTATACAGTGTAGTGTAAGTAGGAACTTAACAGAAACTTCTCATTAGAGACTACTGGATGTCCTTTATGAGGATACAACCATAAAGGTGGAAACATAAACAATGTTCCTTTTTTAGGTTTATTAGTTAAGTTAAAGTTAAGAAACTCTGTTTCACCACCTTCTTCTACATCATTTAAGTACCAGAAGAAAGCTAAAAATCTTTTCATAGAATCAATACCACCAACGTCAACGTGTGCAGCAAACTGATCATTATTACCAGTACTATAATGCTTAATTCTGAAAGTTTCAAAACCGTATGTACCAGGCCAGTATTTAGTTTCGTTCACTTTCTGTTTATAAATCTTAATAGCATTTAATGCAGCTAGTTCACATTCACGGTGTAGTTGAGGGTTAATATGTCTATTACTAGTAAATACAAGCTGGGTAAATTGAGGTGCTAAATTATTTTCATATCTATCATGTAGAGAAGAATTAGCTTTAAACATCTCTACGAGATTATCACATACTTTTTTATCTAATGAATTATCAATTGTTAGACAGAAATCTTTTAGCTGCATTATTTTTTTCTTTTCCTAGAAGATGATCCCTTCCAATTAGAACCACCAGTTTTTACCCATTTAGATTTACCGTTAGATTTAACTTTAGTAAAAGATGAGGTAGAACCACTTTTGTTCCTAACTACTTTACTTGATTTATTACTAACTAACGTTTTTGCAGCTTTAAACAAACTTTTAAACATTGTACTTCTCTCTATATTCTTGTCTTACTTGCATTAGTTTATTAACATATACATCTCTACGATCTTCAAATACTTGAGGAACATCATCATCTACAGATATTAAAATTACAATTCTACTTACCGGTATATTATATCTTTCTTCAAACATAATAGCGTATGCAGATGCTTGACAGAAATAATTAAGTATGTAATCTCTATTTTTATGTTTACGAGCTGTCTTAAAATCAATAATAGAAAGTTTACCTTTCCATTCTGCAACACAGTCTACAGTACCTGCCATCTGAAGATGATCAGAGTACATTCTTGTTTCTTGCAATCTTACATTATCAATATGATTATCTAAGAGAGGTTTTAACTCTTTAAAATTTAAAGAGTCGTTATAATTATACTTAGAATAATCTATCTCATCATTGTTAATATAATCTTCACACAGTTGATGAATACGAGTACCACGAGTAGCAGCCTGTGTGCTGATACGAGTAGCTTCTTCTTCACCTACTTTTCTTCTCCACTCCTGAATGGCTTTCTGATTCATAATACCAGTAACAGTAGTAACTGATGGATATAATAAACCTTCTGGTGTTTTATAATATCTTCCAGAGTCCGTATTGACCTGTTCAAGTATATTATTTACTTCAGGAATCTCGATATGATTAAAAGTTTTTCTTTGTTTTAAAATATTTTCTAGCATGTTACTTTATAAAATGATAATCACCATCAGGTCCATTATCACTAAAAGCATTATCGTCAACTAAAATAAATCCCTTGGAACGTATATAATCAATAATAATATCTTTATGTGGTGCACCTTTGTTGTATTCTACTTTTTGTAATTCCATAATAAGATGTTTAGTATGCTGTAAACAAATATCTGCACCTTTAAGTACATCTAGTTCTGCACCTTGTACATCTATCTTAATTAAATCTGGTAATGGAAAGTTCTTATTCTTAACTACATCATCTAAAGTAAATGTAGTATATTCTCTAATGTGAGATTCATTAAAGTAATGTTCTGCACCTGAATTAAATTCTGGGTTTTCTCTGTAATAAGAATTACCACCAGGGAAAAAATTATTCTGATAAAATTTAACTATATTACCTGTAGTGTCTGAAAGTACACCGATATTATAACCAGCAATATCAGAATCTTTAAAAATAAATTCTACCTCAGGCATTGCTTCAAAGCAGTAAAAGTTAGAGGAAGGCCATATTTGTTTTGCTTCATTTGTCCAATGAAGTACACAAGCACCTATATCATAAACTACCTCAGGTACAAACTTATAGTAGTTTCTAATTCTACTAAGATAGTCAGTATGCACCTGAGGTAGTAATTTTTTATCGCCTAATTCTTTAAGATGTTTTTCAATTTCATTCATAATCAATTTAAGTAAGTAGATACTGT